GCTGGCGGCGCAGATTGACGTGACAAAGCGAGCCGCAGAGGCTGCAAAAGAAGCAAAAGCCGCTTTTATGTCGGACACCAGCGAGGGAACCTCTATTTTCAAAGCCATGCAAACCCCGTCAGAAAAGCTGAACGCCACCATTGAGCGACTGGTAGAGCTTGAGGCAACCGGAGCAATCAGCATGGAGACGTTCGGCCGGGCAGCCAGCAAGGCCGGAGAAGAAATGCAGGGTCTGGAAACGAAAACCGCAGAGACAGCCGACACCCTCACCGAGTTTGCCCGCAGCGCAGCGCAGAACATGCAGTCGGCTTTCGCTGATTTCCTTTTCGACCCGTTTTCAGACGGCACAGACTCCATGCTGAAGAAGTTCGGCGAGACCATCAAGCGGATGATTGCCGAGGCCGCGTCAGCCGAAATCATGAAGCGACTTTTCGGCGACTTCGGAAGCAAGGGCGGGGGCGGCGGACAGATCGGCGGCTGGGTTGGCTCGCTGCTCAGCTCTCTGCCGTCGTTCGACGTTGGAACTCCATACGTGCCGCGCGACATGGTGGCAAAGGTGCATCAAGGCGAGCGCATTGTCCCGGCCGCGCAGAACCGTTCAGGCGGTGGCGGGCAGAGCATCAGCGTAGTCATCAACATGGCCGGCGGCTCGAGCGGAAGCGACCTCCGGCAATCTGCCGGCGACATCGCTCGCCGCATCGGACAGACCGTATCAGGAGCCGCCCGCTATGCCTGAGTTTTTGGAAGAGCGACTCCCGGACGAAATCCGCATGGGCGCGCAGGTCCGCGACAGCTATGAGGTTCAGATCACGCGCACCGCTGGCGGATCGGAGCACCGGCGCCTTGTGCATCCGATCCCGCTGCGGCGCTTCGTGATCAATTTCACCGGGCTGCGCGACGACACGATAAAGCGCGTGATGGACCTCTACGCACGCGCGCACGGCCGCTATGCTGGCTTCCGCGTCAATTGGCCAGACGACCGCACGACAGCGACAGACGGCCGCGCCGCTCCGACAGCGATTGATCAGGATCTGGAACTAGTCAGCACCGGGGTCTATCAGCTGCAGAAGGCCTACGGCCTGGGCGCAACAGCCGGAGCGTCTGGCTATCCTGTCCGCACCATCTTCAAGCCTGTGGCCGGGGCTGTCCTCGTCTCGATCGGTGGCGTTATCCCGACGCTTGGCCTGTCGTCTGATTCGACAACCGGACGCGTCACCTTCTCGGCCAACAAAACCCGCGCCATCACCGCGATCACCAAGGCCGTGCAGGCGGTCATCTCCTGCGCCGGCCATACCTTCCTGGCCGGCGAATCGGTGCACATCTCCGGCGTCGTCGGCATGGTCGAGATCAACGGGATGCGCGGCCTGATTGTCTCTGTCGTCGCCAGCGTCTCGATTACGGTCGCAATCAACAGCGCCGGATTCACTGCCTACACCAGCGGCGGCACTGCCAACACCCGGCCGCAGTCAGGCGAGGCGGTGAAAGGCGGCTGCGAATTCGACCTGCCGTGTCGGTTTGACTCCGACGTCGACGCCACGCTGCTTACCCGCTCAGTGCGCGAGATCGGATCAATGGAAGTCGTGGAACTGCTGAATCCATGAAGGTGACAGTCGCCGCACCGGAAACGCGCATCCTCTGCCTGCGAATCGAGCCGGTATCTGCTGGCCCGATCTACCTGACCGACTACCCGCGCGACATCGTGATCAGCGGGCACACGTACCTGTCGACAAGTGGCTACGAATTCACCGGCTATTCTGCAACCGCAGACTTTGCGCCGGCGTCACTCGACCTTGACGGAATCGCTGGCGCTGCTGGTATCACCAGGGCGGCGATTGCCAGTGGCGTATTCGACGGGGCGCGCTGCTACATCTTCGCCACCTCGTGGGCGGCTCCGATCGAGAACGAAGAACAGATCACGGCCGGCGTATTCGGCAAAGCAACGCTGCGCGACGACCGCTATCAGATCGGGGGCGTCAGCCTGATAGACGCACTGAACCAGGTGGTCGGCGATACCTACGGCGCCGCCTGTCCTAAGACCTTTTGCGGCCAGGAGTACGCCGGTTGTATGGCGGACCCGGTAGCCAATACCGTGACAGGCACCCTGACGCACGTTACCAGCACGACAGTCTTTCGCGACAGCACACGAGCCGAAGCCGCCGACACATTCGGCGCCGGAACAATTCAATTCACGACGGGCGCCAACGCCGGCCTGAAGCCGCTGGAGATCAAAGCGCACGCCGCTGACGGCACGATCACGACATTCGACGGCGCATATTACCTGCCATCGGTCGGCGACAGCTACACGATGCTGCGCGGCTGCAGGAAGCGACTGATCGATTGCCAGAACCGGGTTGGCGGCTCGAACGTCGTCAACTTCGGCGGTTTCCTCTGGATTCCAAACGGCTCGACATATGCCCACGTTGGGCGGAGTGGCGCCGCATGACAAGTTGCGCAGCCATGCCGGAAAGGAATAACGCGTGCCAATAAACATCAACTGCCGGAGTTTCGCGCACGACGGGATTTGCACACACCAGGCGGCCCCTCGTCGCCTATTCGGCCCATCAAGATGCGTTGTCTGGCTGTTTGAGGCCGGCAAGCATTCCGATCCACGAGAAACCGTGCCGGTTTGCGCTCTTCGGTCTGAGATGCCGCGGCCAAAGCTTCCGCCTGTAAAGCCATGACCGCGGACGACATCATCGCCGCTGCTCGCGATTGCATCGGCACGCCATTCGCTCACCAGGGTCGAGTGGTCGGCGTCGGGCTCGATTGTGCGGGCGTTGCAGTCCATGCCGTGCGCGCGCTCGGGGTTGATGTTCTTGACGTAACCGGATACGGGCGGACGCCGAACAAGGGCCGATTGACCGCCGCCATGGACGCGCAGCCCATGATCGAGCGCTTGCCAGACATCGCCGACCGATCCGCTGGCGACATCCTGCTGATGCGATTCTTGGGCGAGCCGCAGCACGTCGGGATCTGCACCGGCTCCGGCATCATTCACGCATACGAGGCTGTCGGCGCGTGCTGCGAGCATGACATCTGCTCCAAGTGGGCGGCGCGAATCGTGCGCGTCTATCGAGTCAAGGGGCTCTCATGAGCACAGCAGGGCAAGCACTCGGCGGGCTAATCGGCAGCGTTGTTGGCTTCTTCAATCCTGTCCTTGGCTGGCAGGTCGGCGCGCAGCTTGGAATATGGCTCGGCGGGCTTCTCGACCCACCAAAAGGCCCGACAGTCACCGGGCCGCGGCTTGGCGATCTGACTGTCCAGACTGCCACATACGGCGCCGTCATCCCTCGCGTCTACGGCACGGTCCCGATTGTCGGCAATCTTTTCTGGCTGGAAAACAACGCTATCCGCGAGACCGTCGTCAAAAAGAAGTCCGGCGGCAAGGGAGGCAGCAAGACCAAGACGAAGACATACGTAAATTATGCGACCTTCGCCGTCGGTCTGTGCAAAGGGCCGATTACAGGCGTTAAGCGCATCTGGATAAAGGGCGAGCTGTTCTACGATGCCGGATCATCCGACCCAAGTACGGTAGCTGCATCTAATGCCGCATCCACCGGCTTTACCGTCCATCTCGGGACAGACACGCAGCTGCCGGATACCCGCATTCAAGCCACGCTCGGCGCCGCCAACACGCCGGCATGGCGCGGGCTGGCGTACATCGTCTTCCTTGACCTGCCGCTGGCGCAGTACGGCGATAGCCTCGTCGGCGCGCAGGTGAAAGTCGAGGTCGTTCGCACCGGAACCGAACAGCACTATTCAGCGACGTATGGCACGCTGCCGGCGCGCAACTGGAAGTACGCAGTTTGGACCGGGGCAGAGTATCTTGTCGTTGATGTATTCAGCTCGCACATTGCCAGATCATACGACCGCGTGACGTGGACCGAATCTGTTCCCGCATTCGCCGGCGCACCAATTGTTGACATGGTGCAAACATCGAAATCGATCATCCTGATGTCGTCGGCAAACCTCTACAGGTCGACCAACAACGGCATCACGTGGTCAACTATTGCGGTTCCAGGCGGTTACTCTGCGACTGCAATCGGCTACGACGGCAGCAAGCTATTGATGGCTGGAACGGCGGGTTTTTCCGCTCTTCGGATTTGGATTTCAGAGGATGATGGTCTCTTGTGGGTCGATCATCTTGCGCCTGATCTGACCTATAACTCGGTATACTCCAGCGTCTCGCACAACGGGTCTCGATGGATTTTGATAAATCAGGGCGTCAGGGTTTACACATCAGAGACAGGCGTAAGCGGCAGCTGGACGCTACGGGAAACCCTGATCAATAGCAATTGGAACTATGCGTCAGCGATGCAAACCGGTCAAGTTGTTTTGATCAGCAGCGGTTCAGGCGGAAACTACGCAAGCCCGGATGGAATCACGTGGACCTATTACGCTGCCGGTTTTTCATTGGCTGCCGGGAGCGGATCTCTAGTAGAAAACGACGGCAGCGTTTTTGTGGCATGCGGCACTGATGGTGCCTACGAATGGTCGGCAGATTATGGCGCGACATGGACGCGAGTTAACAGGGTAGGCAACTTTTGGAGCGGTGGTTTGATATGGGACGGCGACGTAT